GCTGTGTCCTCTGTCCACTCAGCCAGACAGCCAATACAAAACCACTCTAGTTTATTGTCCACTGCTATCACTGCCTCTGCTTCACAGTTATTACAGTAGGGACATGTCTTAAATCCCATCGACATCTGCCTTCTCCTCTTTTACTCGTTGCATTTTACCTGCTGTGTATCCATGCTTAAACTTGATGTGATACTGAGCTTGCTCATTACTATCATACTGGTTGTCATATGTCAAGTCATGGTAGCCGTTGTGGTATCCCATAACATAGGCATCATCATAATTGTTACGTGTCATAGCTTGTCTTCTCCTCGTCTGCATTACTGCCCTATGTACTGGTGTTACTTTCATTGTCGTTACTTACCACTTCTAAGTCAAGCATTATCTGATAGTCTTCTTCATATTCAAAAACCTTGTAGTTACCCTGCCGACACATCGTTATGATGTCTTCTAGCTCTTCTATGTGTGAGAAGAATACAGGTTCATGGTTCCTAGCTGATGCACCGTTGCTCATGGCTAAACACTCAAGCTGTCCTGTGTCTTCGTCCTGATAGATGGACAGGCTAATCTCATCATCAATAGGTATTTGTATGTTGCTCATCTCATCCCCCTAGAATAATGGTTGATAGTTTAAGCCAGCGTTATTGCTGTCTCTAAGTCTGTCAAACTGTTGACGCATGGCTGACACGTCCTGACCTTCCCATTCTGCATCTTGTATGTGACTAGCCAATGCTTTCATCTCTTTAACAATAGATACTAGTCGCTCGTCACAGTCTGCACTTTCATATGCTGTTTCTATGTACATACCTGCCATTGGTCTAATCCTCTAGTATCACGTGAACAGTTTGATAGTCTATAAGCTGATCGCCATACATCCACGATCCATCATTGATTACCTCTATGTCGTCAACATCAAATTCAAAATCTTTAAGCTGTTCCTGTGCTTGCCTTTGTGCTTTCTCTTCTGCCTCAGACTCACTGTCTGCCTCGATGGTAAAGTTTCGGTCATACCATAATGTTACAGTAACACGTGCGTCAATCTTTATATCATATGTTTTTGTCATTGGTCTAATCCTTCCCAAAGTAATCATTAATCTTTTGAACATAGATGAAGCTTGTTAATCCTAGTGCTACACCTACTGTCATCACCGTTAATACTAGTAATACATCAATCATAAACATGTGTCAATCCCTTAAATGTTGTGCTTCTTCTTCCACGCTACCCACGTGATAGCTTGCATCTGTCTGCCTAGTAAGTCATACTCTTTGGCTACTGTCAAATACTCTTCTTGTAGCTTGGCATATTCTTTGACACCAATATTAGTCTTGTTGTCTGTTAAACCTACTCTTTCATTGTAGTAAATGTTTCTCGCATGTCCATCTATTGTAATGTCATCTTCACCCATAATGTTTCTAAAGAAACTAACTATCTTCTTACCATTCAAGCGCAAGATAAGTGTATCATAGTCTGGTATTTCCGTCAGTATATCCCAAGCCTTTTCTTTCATCTTGTGATAGGTGCTAACCTTTACGCTGTCCATACCCTGACCATCTTGGAAAGCTTTGCATAATTCATACGCATTGGTTAAGTTTCTTTCCCATTTATTATTAGGACTGAGTGCCGCCATAACACCCACTACAATATAGACAGGCATGTCTAGTCGTTCTGCTATCTGCTTGGCCTCATCCTGCGCCGTGTTGTACCAGTGCGTTGCCTCTTCAATATCTTGTTCTGTTAAGTTTGCTAGTGCATACTTGTACATCTTGCGAATGTTGTGCTTGCTCATTGTCCTATTCCTTTCTTGTCTGGCTGGTGGTGCTAGTCTCTAAGGGAAAGCTAACACCACCTAACCAAGCTGTCAATTTGTTTTCGTAATAAACTTACCCTTATAACCTCGTGCTACAGCAAGATAACCCTGATTGGTTGAGAATGTACCCACTGGTTTATTATATCGTGCTGTCTTTCTGCGAAACTGTACCAGTTTACGGTCAACGATTGTGATTGTCTTTTGCATTGTGTTATTCCTTTCTTGGTTGGTTGCTAGGGATACTAACCCCTAGCTTTTATGGTGTCAATCCCCTAATTAAGATGGATTGTATTTAGTGTTAAGCAATTACGATACAAGCCAATAGTAACCGTCACATCTTTATCAAAATAACTGTCAATGTTGTAACCGATAGAAGCATTGGCTGGCGTTCTAAACTTGTAACCATCACAATAAAGCATAAATTGTGGATTGCCATCACGACTGTTTTTCATGCGTGTAATCTTTTTTAATGTGCCACTATGTCTAGTAATACTTTGCATTGTGTTATTCCTTTCTTGTTTGTTTCGATTGTTAAAGCCTAGTGTATTCTGTTTAGGTTGTCAAACTCTTTTTAAAATGGCTGGCTATTACTACGTCTATCTAGTCCCTGATATTGCTATCACTACGTCTAGTAGCACCTAATAGCCAGCCTTTAGTCTTTCGCAGTATGTAACCGCTTGCTACATGTAACGCTATAGCCAGACGTTTATTTAATGGGCTAGCAAGGTTGGACTTACCTCTTATGCGCTTTCTTTAACCCCATCGAATGTGCGCTAACACCGTTGCCCTTTCGATGATTAGAGAATGGCATATGCCAAAACGGAAAGCAAGCATAAAAATGAAAAAAATAGATAAAAAATGATAAGTGATTGAAAAGATTGGAAAGAATGTTTAAAAAAGGAACAGATGGAGAACATGCGCGTATATATATTATAAGGTGTATTAGATTGTTTGACATGAACAGAACATGAACAGATAGAAAGAGACAGATAGAGTGTGTTAAAAATGTCACACATGTGATAAATGTGCAACACTAGCGCGTCAGATGTTTGACATGTCAAAGAAATGGCGTCATATGTTTGACATTGACAAGATGTTGAACACGTGGTAAAATGTAGAGGCTTGTGGGGGGTCGCGCGGTTCCTCTCTATTATACACCCTCTCAGATTTTTTTACCAAAATATACCTGCCTTACTACTGCCTTATTGTTATGACCGATACATAACTCTTAACAGGAAGTAGGAAGTAGGTAGTAAAGACTGTTTAACATATCTAACATGTTTAACATGTATTACATGTATTACATTATAGTATGTTTAACAGTCTCTATCCATGTTGTAACTTTAGAACTGTATCCAACCCTCCTGCTTCTGCTCTATGGCAGATACATTCATGTTAGACATGAACTTCTCTAGTTCATTATCGAGTAGTTCTTCTTTTTTAATTCTGATTTCTGTATCTGCGTCAGCAGCCATCTGGTCTGTCCAGTACTGCACTGCCATAGCAAGAACGTCAAGCCTGTCATCGTGTGCTAATGCTCCTCGCTGTCTGGTTATCCTAGTCATCTGATACGTCAGCATGTACTTAATACCCTTATCAGGTGGCATACTCTGCACACTGTCATAGTCCTTTTGTATTACCTTAGGGTCTAGGACAAGTCTATGCTGGTTCATAACAGGCTCTAGGGTGTCAATGATACGTGCTTCCTTCTGTGTATTGTGTCTAACCTCTTCCATAGCTATAGGATAGCTCTTCAGCAGGTGTGGCTTGAGTAGCTCAGTAAACATACCGTCACCGAAGTTACTCTCAATGAGAACCATGTTTACCTGATGTATCTTGGCTAGGTCAGTCAAATGCTGTAGTGCTGCATCTGTGTAACCACCCTCAACACCCCCAGCATCTACAACATACAGGAAACCGTTTAACATCTTTACAACGGCGTATGCAGTCTCGTCAGAGCCTCTACCAGAGGGGTCAATGGCTAAAATGCTACCAGAGTACCTCTGGCGTCCTATAGTGTCCTCAGGGGCGTAAAACTTGTCCCCAGCCAGTCCAACATTGGGCAGGTCTGGCATTGGTTTCATCACTCCATACACCATCTTCTCTGGTGCTGTATCCTTGTCGCAGGAGTAAATCATCAAGTCGCTTAGTTTAAGAGGATACTTATTAGCATCAGACAGAGAAGTATCAAGCATAAACTGCAAAGCAAAGCCACTACGACCATAGCTGAGTTCTCTTTCTATCAAATCTTCATCGTCAAAGCGTTTAGGGTCTGTAGGAAGCCCATACACAGCCTCTAGCTTGTTTTGCATAGTTTCATACAGCTTGGGTGCTAACCTGCCCCCATAAGCCTTCTCTGCGCGTTCTAGGGTAGGGTAGCGTGAAGGCCACACCCTCATCTGGTATCCACGATTAAGGAGTACGTTGTACAGGGACATCTCATTCTGTGGTGTACCCAAGTAAATAATCTTACCATCAGGCTTCAGAACAGCGTCAAACTCCTTGACAGTCTCGCCAAGCTTCTCACGCATCATGTGTGTCATACTATTGTTAGGTACTTCCACATCATCAGCAATAATAATGTCTGCACGACTACCTGTAAGCTGTCCAGTAACACCCACACTCTTTACAGAGGGGCTACCAGATGCTTTAGCTGGTGCGACATCAAAGGCAATCTTAGACCATCTCTGTCCATCTTTAGCAATCAAATGCTGACATATAGGAAGTTCAGTGATGATACGCTGCGTAAACGTAGAGAAGTCATCAGCACGTGCCTTAGACG